TTACTTTTCATGTTGATAACAAATATAGCAGGTAGTTCATATTCTTCTAAAGAAATACCCATAGGAATCTCATCACCGAACACCTTTTGCACGTTGGTATTATAACCATTAGCTGTTGTGATGGTTTTGAGTCTTGTCACAAGAGACTGCATAATTAACGCTTCTCTAGCATCAGCCATCTATCTACCTTTTCTAAGCGTTCTATTTAGAATTTTTCGTGCAATCGTTCCAAACATCTTCACAGCACTACCTGCTGCGGGAGTCAGGTATGGGCGGGCTGGCATGTTCACTCGTTTAGCTAAAGCAAACAGTTTGACCATGGATCTTGTATCACTGCTGGGTTGGTATACCGCAATCTTACCTTTAGAGTTTTTCTTTCCCAAGATTTTAAAGTCACGGTCTTTTTGTTTAAGTTTCCCTACAAAATCTCTTGGAGTCATCCTTCTAAACCGGTCTGCGGCTCCACCCCACTGCTTAATCCAAAGCCAGGTGCGTTTCACGGGGACAATGACCCCCCCAACTTCGTGAATTCTACCGTAAGGAATTCCTCTGGTACCAACAAACCCTGTAGGCATCCCAGTTCCAGTCGTGAAAGGGTTCACACCGCTAAAAATAGAATTTAAAAGACGACCTGACAGCCTTCTCCCGTTTCGTCCGACAAATTGTTTGGTCGAATTTTGTTTAGCAAACGCTTCTGCTTGTTGTGTAACCCGTAACAAAGTTTCAGAGTAAGAACGTTTGACGGAATTTTTCGTCGTTTGGATATAACGAGATAAATCTTTAATGTCTTTGACTCTAGCCATAGTAAACCTCGTTTAAGGATTACGGGTTGCCATAGGCTGGGTAGGAAACTCAAACTTACGATACGTGTTCAGCATAGATACGACATCCACCGGTAGACCTACTTTGGTATCCCAAGAACCGGTACCACTATAACTTTCACTTTCATCTTTTTTACTGCGGCTGTTAAGGCCAATGGACTTTCTGCCTTTACGCCTAAACTTAGCTTCTACAGACAGTAAGATCGCTTCTTTGACATCAGGCGGTAGCTCTTCATACCCGTAGGTGTAGTCCAACCTTGTCACCGCTCTGCCTCTTGGTTGTAAAAACCCTTGAAGCACCACCGCACTCCCACCTCGTTCCGTGACAACAAAATAACTGTCCGTATTTAAGTCATCACCGCCACTACCGTCGGTTTTTACGCCAATGCGCACAGCTTGCACACTGATTAAGGGTTCATTTCTGGGGATGATCGTGTCACTACCGTTGGAGTCTAGAATTTCATTAACGACCACGTGAACATCAAAGTCATTTTCCACGTAATTAATGACCGCTTGTTCCACCGAATCACGCATGATTTCGATTGTGGTGTCATGACTGGTGTTAGCGAGTTCTATACCAATCCAGTCTTTTATTTCATCTATAGTGACGTAGGGTCTAGGCACGTTTGGCCTCTTTACGTTTATGTTTTTTATTTATTTTACTGGAGGTTTTCATTTTTTTGTCCAGGTTGTCTTCACAGTCTTCAATTTTTAGATCTTCAAACGTTTGCCTTGTTAAGATTTCAACTGCTAACTTGTCACTCATAGATGGTTTCACGTGCGGTGTCAAAACTGTGTGATTTAATCCATGGTTTTTAGGCAATCTTTTATGCTCGTAAAAACCGTGTTTGAGTTTCGTTTGACCCTCTAAGGTCACTTCAATGGGAACAGATAAGTTTTTTTTGTAGATTTTGTAGATCTTATCTGCGGTTTTTTTATCCGTTAAAATAAAATCACCCGTTGTCACCTGAGTTCCCCCACATTCTAAAATCGGCATGGAAGAATGCCCTTTAACTTGGGCTCTTAACAGGTAGCAAACGAGTGACATGAATAATCCTTAAAAATAAGGTAGTCCATTTAGAAAAAGGCATAAACTAAATGGACTACCCACACCACATATACTATACAGTTCTGACATTTCTAGCCATGACTACAGAGCGCTCAATGACACTTTGCGGAGTTCCGTCAAACACGTGACGAGCCTTACCACTCATGAGCATCTGATCACTACTTGGTAGAGACGGAGACGCAAATACCCTGGTTGCTTGTCTAGTCCAGTTCATAAACCGTGACTTTTGAACAAGTAGAGCATAAGTCAAAGTTGTTGCAGGAACAGCCGCCGCTTTACCAGTCGCTAACAAATCTTCTCGTACATACTGAGACTCTACGACTTGGATACCAAATACCGGTGGCGCAATCCCTGAACGGTTAGACGCAATAGATCCAAACGCAAACGCTGTGAAGAGTTCTGGTATAGCTCCGCTGACAAGGTCATGAGTCGATGAGCAACCTAGGATGTAAACTAGATCTGTCTTGTCTGCACCTTGGCATTTAAGACGCTTTAAAAGACCTGAGAACATGTCTTTAGAAGGTGTGTCGTTATGATCAAACACAATCTCTTCTCCACCCACGACAACTTCGTTATCAAAGGCACGCTTACGTAGACCCTTCCATGCTTTGGAGTACAACTTTGCACTACCGGCTGCAGTGTCGGCGTCCATGTGGGGAACTGTGTCATCACCATCAAGCATGCATCGCTCGTAAGAACGATTGATGCCTTCTACGACACCTTTTCTTAACTTGTCGATAATGGCAGGAGAAGAATCGTCTAACAAATCTTGAGTAATCTTGACGTGCACGACGTTGTTCTTAGATTCTACAAGGTAGCTTGCTTGAGTATTAGACTGCTCAGAGAATGTTCCGTCATCAGGCTCTAGTTCACCTTCTAAAAGTCCCAAAGCTCCTGGAACTCTAACGATTGGACTAGACATCGGCATGCCGTCAAACTGATCAGCTAATACTCTTGGAATCTCATACTCTTCAAAGTAAAAGCGAGCCTGAACCTGGTCAATAAAAGTATCAAAATCAGTTATGTTGAAAGATTTGGCGTATCTTTCAAAAGTTGTCCACAAGGGTACAGACTTGATCAACGCTTTTGAAGGATGACGAGTTGACCCTTTGTACATGGCCTGGATTTCACAGTTAGAATACGCCTTCTTTAAAAGAAATAAACGCTTTCTAGCCTCGTTGTCTAGCATTTCAGATGCATTGTAAGACATGCTTGATTTTGAACCAAAGTTCAAAGGAACACTGGTTGCTCTGTCATCGTCATCTCTTAACTTGTGACCAAAAAGCAGACCAAAGTTAGATTCACCCGCTTTGGTTTGTAGCAAAGCCGCAGCTTGACGAAGATCGTTCTCGTAAACTGGTTTTAAAGTGTGGTTACCTGGAGCCTTTTGAGAAGCTAGGGCCTCGTACAATTTGCTTGTGTGTGGAAACTCGTTTGACATTCAAAACCCCTTAATAGTTTTAGTTACCGTATGAAAACCGCACAGGTACTACCTGTTTGAATGATCATTGTTACTGATAATATTTAACATTATAGCGCTGATTTGCTCAATCTTCTCGTTCTGGCACGTAATTAGCGTCTTTAAAGCTTTCATCTCTTCTTTTTCTTTTTCTTTTTCTTTGTCATACTTTAATTCTTCTTCTTTTCCCGGTTCAGCATCTTCAATCTGCTGTTCACCTTCACTCATCTTTTTAGCCATCATCTCCATCATCATGTCATTTTGATTTTTCATTTCCATCATCATGTCATTCATGGAGCCTAGCATGGAGCCAATGCGCTTCATCTGCTCAATCATCTCTACTAGTTTTTCTTCCATCAGTTTTTCATCCTTTGCAAGTGTCGTCGCATTGTAAGAAGTTTCATTATCTTGGGTTGTATCATCATCATCCGAATGCTCAGATTTTTCTATGGTAGCTTCTTTAGGTATAGAGGTAAACAAAGCGGATCGTTGAACAGGCTCTTCCAGGGACAAGTTACTCACCGTAAACACTGAACCCGCATTAGCAGGTACCGCAACAACAGATAACTCTAAAAGTTCCCATTGTAAAATAACTGCAGGCTCCATAAGACGGCCTTGCTCATCAAACTCGGGAGCTTTAACCTTGTGCGGTATAAATCCAACTGAGACAGTCTGTAAAAGTTTTTGAGCAATCAGTGACCGAGCATCTTTTTGCTGCCCAGTCAGTTCTGCTTTGGCCGGATCTCCAATGTAGGCCTCAAAGTGAATCCCACTGTCTTGAGCATCTAAATTCACGACCCGACCAATGGTAGCGCTTGCAATATAAAGGTGATCTAAAAGCAGGACTTGGTTTTTCATAAAGTTATTGATGTCAATCCCTGCAGGTTCTAACCGTTCGTCCATACGGTCGACCATGTTGGCGTTTGCAATACCTTTGATGTAGAGCTTTTGCATGGGATCTAAAGATTTAACTTCACGTGGTATACCCTTAACAGTTTTAACGTTATACACGTTTTTTATACCACCGTTTATGATGCGGTACCCTTCTGGTTTTTCAATAATCGGTTGACCACGTCTTTGTGCAGAATCAATGAAGCGTTTGGTTAACACGCCTTGACGGTGTAAATACTCACGATACTTTCTAACATTTTCACTGTTGCCAATAATTTCAACGGCCATGATCTAACCCCTGTTAATAATTTGTTCAGCGTTTGACTGTGCGGTATTAGGGATAACTGACGAAAGTGCGCATCTGCAATTTATAACTTCGGAAGCAATGGCACGAGGATCTCTTGGGTACCCTAAACTAGCTCCTGTGTCTGGATTAACGTAGACGTAATTACTAGGAACTATACCTCGTCGGCCTTCACGTTCAAAGGTTGCATGTCCCTTTCTAGCATCGGGGTTAGAACTCACATCTCCTACGTGAAACCACTGCTTATTGACTTCACTAAAAACCTCTTGCAAGACCTGGTTTTGCCACATAATCCCTTGAGAGATAGCGGTTAAGGTTTCTGTTCTGGCAATCGTAAAAGCCTGGTCACCGTAATTCTCCCCAAAATCTCTGGAGATATTTCTAGCAATGGTCTCTGTGGTAAGCCCTTCTTCTAAACCACGCTCTATAAGAGTTTGAATCTGTTCTGTGGAAGTTCTGTCGAATCCAAAGTAGTTATTAATGTTTCTAATCGCTAACGTTCTTCTTTGTTCGCTCGCTGTTCTTTCTTTGATGATTTCAATCGCTAGTTCATCTTGAGCTGAATAGTTAAACGCCTTTTTTGAAAAGCCTGACATGTTTCTGGTTTGGGTTTGAGCAAAAACAAAGCCTCGAGACATGGTCTCTTGCAGCACTTTCTCAGCGTCTTTTTGGTACTGCAACAGTCTCAAATTAACGTTTGTTTGTAAGACAGACCGCACATCCGTTATACCTTGACGAAGAGAATCTTTGACCTGCTCCATTTTAATCGTGAGATTGCGTTCGTATGCCGTCAAAAACCTTCGACCCTGACCTTTTTCAATACCCTCTTGGACACCAATCGTAATCTGTTTGACCCGTTGAAAGGTTTTTTCTTCTCGTTCGGTTTCTTCAAGGTCAAGGTTTGGATGAACGTGGTTATCCATACCGCTCGGTTGTACTTCTCCCATAATGATCTCGTGAACGTGACCTTCTACGTCACCTTCTGTGGTTGTCGTCTTACCCGTCAACTGCTCGTCAACTTCAGCGAAATGGGTGTGCGGGTTGCCGATATCAGGGTAAGGGATTTCTACCGTTTGCAAAGCACCTGACGTTTCACCTTCTGGACCTAGCGTTTCGAGATGGGGTTGGATTAACGCTCCAAACGGATCGAGAGTTAACTTTGTCAGTTCAATGGCAAACATCGTACCGCGTGGATCAGTGGGTTTTAGTGGGGGGAGTTTTGCGATGTGACGTTGCTCGTTAATGGTTGCGATGTTGTCTAAACTTTTAGCCTGCTGACTTCTGATCAGTATTCCGCCGCCGATGGCGTCTATCCCGTCGAAGTTTGGCCGTACCATGACTTCGGCTTTATAGATGTGTTTGACGAGCCAAGAATTGTTCCAACCTGCTGCCGTCATTCTGGACATCGGTATAATCGTGTTCTCGTAGAACGTCTCGTTTTGAATTTCTGCTGTGGAGCGGTTCACGTCTTGGACGATACCGACTTTCATCGGCGGCACGCCTAGAACGGCTAGTAGGGTAATTCTGTTTTCTCTTAACCCTTCTAGATGTTCCATTTCTGCCATGGTGAGACCTGAACTGACCCATTTGGCACCTTTCGGTAGAAAAAGTTGGCGAAACCAATTTCTCCTTCCCGTAAACGCAGATTCAAAGGTACGCATGAGTCGTTCCATGCGGTTTTTCGTGATGTCTTCTGTGGTCTCAATCACCCCAGCGTTAGTCGCACCTCTAAGATAAAAAGCCAGTTCAAATTCATTTTTATGTCTGTCTAACAGAATCGGACGAGACGCCGCTGCAACCATGGACAGTCCAACGTAGGGACTAAAGGGGTTAGGCATTTTGAAGTGAATCACATTTTCCCACGGTACAAACGACACGGCTGATTTCGTGTTTGCGGGATAGTTTGTCGATCGAATGTAGATACCTTCAATGGGGTATTTTTCAGTGTCAGTTTTGTCGGCGTATTTAATTTCTACGAATTCAATGGGTACGTGAATAATTTTTTCGCCGTCAATAACGAGAAATTCATTTCCCCCCAGGATAAGATCTAAACTTCCAGCCCAGTTGAGCTGCGTGTTGTCTTGAAGATCATTGCCTGCATTAAGAAATTTATTTAACGGGTGATCTTTGTCGATCTCTCCCGTTTGACAGTTCACAACTTCATAGGGAATGGTAGACATGGTTCTAGCAATGATACTGGAACAGGTGTACACCCACGGTTCTCTGCGGTAGAGCCCTTTCATCCTGGCAGCCGTAGCTACAAGATTGAACTCGGTGTTAAAGTGACCGCTTTGATCGTCTTCGTAACCGTCTAAGGAACTGGGATCGAGATGCTTTTGAATTGCTGCTTCAATGGCACCGTTCATATCGTTTAACCGCACAAGACCGAGTTCGTCCATGGCGTCTTCTAGTAATCTTGCAGGAACAGGTGATTGGTTTTTATTAAAAGGCCACATCAAAACTACTTTCGTTCAAAGTCAAAATCTTCGTCCCGTTCGTCATCAATTTCATCATCAAAGAAATCTTCAGCATCTTGTCTCATGGAGCTTGCAAACTCCATTATAGCATCATCGTATCCTAAAGGTTCTCCAGACAACAACTTATCCATAAGTTTTTCGGCTCCTTCTGCCATATCATTTTGATAAGCTTGTGAGACTGCAAGAAGCATAGCAGAGACTATATCGTCATGTTCACCATCAGGCGCGTTATAACTGTAAAGACCAGATTTTGTGACGGCCATTTCATAACTAGCCAGTTCGTGTTCTATAAGTTCTATCCGAGGAACTTTAAGCCAACTTTGTTCAATTGCTAAAATTAAACGTGTGACCATTTCACTTTTAGAACGGTTGCTAAAGATGACGGGACTAAAACTACAGTCTAGATCTAGTTCTGCAAACATGTCACCCAAAGCGGTACCAACTCCCGTTTCGTCAAATCTAACAAAGTTGTCTTCAGCTTCATTAAAATACTTTTTAAGATACAGCTCGAGACGTTTAGCCTGCTGAGGATACGGTAAATTTCTAAACCGAACAAAACCTACGGTTTCTCCTCTCGTGTTCACGCTAAAGATCACAGTGAAGTCTCTTTTTTTAGCGATATCCATCCCGTGAATAATTTCACCCGTACGTTTACTGGCATCGGGATGAACCCAAAACCTTTTGGATAGAGCAGACAGTTCGTATGATTCATCCCAAAGACCTGTAAGATCTCCAAACACCGATCCACTGCTCACAAACATGGCGTTGTAGTATTGATCGTACAAAGCTTTCGGGATAAGGGCTTTGTTTCGAGCAATGGCTTCTTTTTTTACAAACGGACTGTCTTCTGTTTTTAAAGTCACGTGACAAAAAAATGGATTACCTGATTTAGCTTGACGGTATACATCGTAGTACCAATTAAAACCTCTAGGTGTTCCCGTAATAATACCAATGCCGCCGGTTTGCGTAATGGTGGTTAGGAGTGAATGCCACACTTGCTTATTAATCTTTCCTGCTTCATCGATAATAAACCGGTCAACAGCTTCCCCTTCAATGGTGACTTCAGCGTCACTACCGTGCAAAAACTTAATAAAAGAACCGTTACTGATTCTAATCTCTAACAGTCCATCGACACACTTAGCGATACTTTCCACGTTCATCATGGCTTTCATGTACCGGTAACCGATTTTACATTTAAGATACGTCGGGGCAACCCACACACAATACATACCAGGATTTACGAGAGCTTCTTTTGTAAGCCACAGAGCCGATCCAAACGAGTTGTGCGTAGGAACAAAGCCTTTCCCTACCAAAAAAAGAGAGGTTGGGTTGTCTACCGTTATGCATTTGACGGGAACAGAATCTACCGGGATCACGGCTACAATCTTTCTAAACTGCAAGCCTTTTGGTGTTTTAGGTTTTAGGTTTTCTTTTTTAGTGAACATTAAAAGGTCGGTTTGAAAGCTCAGGCGGTGAATGTCTTTCTTTGTTGTGCGGTGTAGCAGCATACCAAAGCCGTGACATAAACCGGCTACATCAAGCATCAAAGGTAAACTCACGCTCTCAAACACGTAGAAATCACCCATCACTGATCCTTTGGTGTCCATAATCCCTTGCAGTAAACTAAGACGCTGCAAAGGGGACGACGTCAGGTACAGATCAGGAATTCGGGTTTTGTTTTTACGTTCGTCTAACCCTGTTCCAAAACTGTAGGGATCCAAAGGTAAAAGTTTTTTGGTGAACTCTACCGCACTGCTGACGCACGCTACTTTGTGGTTGTATTTCGTTTCATTGTTTTTAGTAGTGGTTAACGAGTTTTTGATTTCACGGGTTGTAAAAACCTTTGGGGTTTCATGTTGGCACGTATAGGTTGTCCAAAGATGCCCTGCGTCACAGGTGATTTTGTTGCCGTCACTAAATACAACTTCAAAACAGTCATGATCATGCATCACGGGGGTCATGTGTGTGACTTTGATAGGCTGTCCGTGTTCACTAAACACAAGGTCACCAACTGCTATTTTTTCTACTGTTTTAAAGCCTTCTGGTGTTGGTAAGACTTCTTTTAGGGTAAGTGCTTTGCCAACCTTAGTTCCACAGGGTCCAACGAGGACTTGAGCTTTGGGGTTTTCGTCACTCCAATAGAAAAACTTATCTTGTCCGCCTTTCCATGGAGCTGGTAGACGAATAGTAGCGTGAGGCATGTGTAGACCTCAGTTATTGTTCTTTTTGACTTTTTGACCCGATAACCGACTGAAATGATCATATCGAGGTTGTAAAAAATCGATCTCCCGGTTGACGTCCCTGTTGCCTTCTTTTTGAACTATCCGGATTTTCCGGACAGTTCCATCCTGCTGTGCAGGTCACCCAGTTTTTCTTTTGCTAACCCGAGAGTTCTGGTTTGACCGATATACTGTCCATTGTCATACAGATGAAAGATATCTTTAGCACTAGGGTTGTACGGTCTAAAGGTTTTTCCGGCTACTATTTCTACAGAGTATGATCTTGTGGATCGTTGAATTCTAAGGTTGCCGTTGGTATAGCGTTCACCATTTTTGTTCCATCTAATCGGCATGATTAGTTCCCTTTTTTTCAATGGGTAAAACAACAGCTAATTTTGTTTTGTTTCTATTTTTTTTGAACTCTATAAATTCTTCCAGTAGTTGTTCAGATCTTTCGAATTCTTCTGTTATTTTTTTATAGTTTTCGATTGTCGTAAAGGAGATATCTTTTATATCAAAAATTTCAAACTCACACGCTTCCAAAATGTCCTCAAAGGGTATACTGCACGTTGTAAACTCGTTAACCACAGTCATAATGTGATAGGCGGGCAGACCAACTAACAGGGTTCTACTGCTTTTAATGTAAAATACGCCTAGGTTGTCATCCAAAGGTGTAATCCTTTTTTTATTTAAACAGTAGGAATAGATAAATCACAAGTTGGTAAAAGTTAATAATTCCAAAAGGTGAAATGACAAAGACACAGAACGTAAAATAAATGACCATCAACAATGCGTAGGTCTTTTTCACGTGTTTTGTTCCTCGAATATCCTTCTACCTAGTTGATCTTTTTTATTTTGATACATAAATATTTTTCGGTATTTGCTGTTTGGTTGTCTGTAGTTGATCACGTCTTTATGAGAAGACAAAGTAATCAGTTTTGTAAAACCGCACAGGGTCTTTAAAACAATAGAGGTAGGGTAACTTTGATGGTTAAAGGTAGGGGTAGCATGATTGTAAGAATGGATGTCTTGCTCTAACTCTTGATAGAGTCTTTGTATATCTTCTACCTGCATGGTCACTGTTTGCAGCCCTTGTAGTCATCAACAGATTATCGCGGCGGTCTATTAGTTATAGCAGGTTTTTTTCAAATTCCTAAATTAGTTGACCCTTCTAGGCCTCATCCGGGTAAACTTACCGTGATTGTTAACTTCCACTTCAAAGATTGGCGTCGTATCTTTAGGGTCTACTCCCGTTTGTTGTTCGGCGAGATCTCTTGCGTCTTCAATGCCTACGTTATCGGTACTCATCCCCAGAGATAAACGTTGCACTCTTTGCACAGTCTCTAAAATCTTTGTGAGATTTAAAATATCAAAGGTTCTGATCTCTTTACCTTCTGCACACTTTTCCTTGAGTTTAGAGATTTGATACATGACAAGATCTCTTAGCTCGTTTCCTAGCTCATAATCTTTTTCTGCTTGTAAGGCTCTCCACGTACGGATCATACTCATGACCTGTGAAACCTTTTCCTCATAATCTTCAGGGATCGCTTTGTTTTTTAACGTGCGGTCTAAAAGCTTTTTTGCTTCAGCGGACGCAAATTCTTTTCCTTCCCAATGCTTCGTGATCTCTTTAAAGCGTCTCTTTGTAGGATCTAGCCCAAAACTTATCAGGTAAGACTGTACGGTGGTGTAGCGGGTTTGTGCCATCCACATTTTTTCTAACGTCTCCCAGTCAATGTTTTTTTGAATGAACCGTGCACGCCGAACTTTTACTGGTAATAACTCGCCCATTGGTTTTTGATACCTTAAATTTTTTCTTATGTAAGAACGTTAATATCTTGTTTTTATTTTATTTTATTCTAAATAATTGTAGATGCA